CTTTCATCGTGCACCCTTCTCCAGTTTAACATCATTCATAATCACTCACTCTCCTCCACCCATTCAATAATTTCAACTTCCGGCATATTAGAAAGAAGGAACCCCCTTACTTGCGTGAGGGAATTCCAATTCTTTTTTTCAACAAGTTTATGTAGTGGGTTCACGATACAGATGCAAGACGTTCTTCAGGTAACTCACCTCGAGTTACCAAAATAGATATGACTTCTGCTATTGTACAATGCCCAAATTTCCTGTTGTAACATCTTCGTACGACCGCGCCGTTTTCCCTAGTAGTACGACCACCCCCAGAATAATCCTCGTCATGCGCCCAATCAGAATCGTCAATCGTTAAGGGTTGATCATCAATAGCGCAACGAAAACCTTGGTGAACTAAAACATCATAACGCTCGTCGCGTTGTAACGATCGTTTAGAATCTAAACAAACCACACCAAACTGTTCTAAGAAATCTTCTCCTTCGAGTGTACTATACTTCTTGATTAGTTCGTAACAATGCATTTGTTTTTCTGGATCAGAAAAAGATTTGCCGTTAGAACGCATGAAATCTTTTACAAATTTTTGAACTCCTTTGTATACCGTCGTTTTCGAATCAAGATCGGTCGCTTTCCCAGTCAAAATACTTCTGGTATATTCATAAGATTCCTTGAATTTACTCCAATCTTTTATTTTAAAAGAACCGAACTCCGCAAGAACTCCGAAAAAGAACAACTGAAAAAACTCAAAAGAAGAATTGTTATGGCGCATTCCAGTATGGATTTTTACTTTCATAAAGTCAGACCAAAACTGACTAACAATATCATTACTCGCTTTTGACAATGTAATCTTTTCTTCTACAAATTCTTCAATATCGCCATAACCTGTTGCACAATGAAGTCTGTGATGCGATTTCATAGCAACTAAAGCAGCGTACTCAAACCATTTGCCGGAAGGATTCCACTCAGTAGACCAATGAAGTGGTTTATTTTTGCCATCATTTCCTTCGAAATATTCAAAAACCTCTCGAACCATATAAGGTTCTACTCGATTATATTCTGGCACTATTTTTACAATTTTACGAATTTCTTCCAAGAAGAGTGAAACGTCATCTGCCATGATCATATTCATTGGAGAAACTTTGGTTCCCTTGTTTAATTGTCTGAATAAAAAAGTAGCAGTATAATCATTGCATTCTGCTATTTGTACAGGAACATAGATATTAGAAGGATCGATCGCCATTGTTTCGCAGAACTCATTAAAGTTCATACCATCAATAAGAAGTTCGCCTTTTATCCATCTAAGAAGATAACGACATCGATGCCCACCATCAATGGTAATAAAAAGGAATCCGGGATATCGTTTTTTTAACTGTTCGTCATCACCAATCCAACGGAACGTTAACATCCCTGTACCGAGATCGACCAACGCTTTACACACATCAAAAGGTTTATTTTTATCACCTTCTTCTCCGCGTTGTCCTATAGGGTCCGGATTGATTTTTTGACTGACAAGAAAATCTATAAGGTCTTGAAGAGTCCATGTCATGTAAGTCATTGATCCTGACACCATGAACCCGAAAAGGTTTCTGAACTTGTTATTAAGATTAATTGATTTATTTTCTAACGCAGAACGAATTGATTGCGATGCTATCATTTTGTTAACTCCTAAGTTGACGACCCTAAATCGGATCTAGTTTGAACTTCTATGGCGAAGTTCCTTACCACATATTATATCATATGTGCACAATATATCAAACTCTATGTAAGTTCTTGATTTATATACTTATTTACGTTAGCGAGCGATTGATTAATAACTTGGTGCATGTCAAGATATTGATAAGTTCCACACCTACCGATAAAAGATACTTTGTTATTTTTGCGCTGTAAATACTTTTGGTAAATTTTTTGATTGGTTCCTTCTATATCTTTTACAGGATAGTACCGCTCCATGTTGTTGTCCTTATAGTCGCAAGGAAACTCATATGTCAACGTAGTGTTGAGAGGATTTTCTCCATGATTCGGAAACAGTTTCCAATCAGTAACGCGAGTCGGTCCATCATATGTTGTGAAGTTTGTCGTTGCTGTAGTAAAAACATTATTCTGAGGAAGCGTAACAGTTTCAAACTTTATCGAGCGATATGGTAGTTCGCCGTATTCAAAGTCATAGTATTCATCGATAGGCATACTGTTAAACACATGGTCGTGAGCATCTTCCATGCCGCGCATAAACTGGACACCAGTTTGGACTTTAATATTTTCGTGATCAAATATTTTTTCAAACATTGCGGTATAACCATCCGCTGGCATTTTCTGTATGCTGTCGTTTGGAAAATAATATTCGTTGTAATCATCTCGAACGGGAACTCGCTCCAAGATTTTAGGGTTGAGTTCTTCAATATCTTTGCCCCACATCTTTTTAGTGTAAGGGCGAATGAAGACATCAACTACATTTTCTTCACCGATCAGGTTTTTAGTTTCTCTGTTAACAGGTAGAACATAGTACTCACCGTCTGTGTGTTTTGCCAACACCTTATGCTTATAATCTATCCAGTCAGTAAACTGAGACATCCATTCAAAAACTCTTTCGTTGCTGGTGTGGAAAATGTGCGGACCATATTTGTGCAAACGAACACCGTGTTCATTAAAGTAATCATAAGCATTGCCACCAATGTGTGGACGCTGATCTATCACATTAACACGGTGCCCTGCCTCTGCTAACTCTCTGGCATAAACCGCACCAGCGAATCCTGCTCCGACTACTAAAAAGTTACGCATCTAAAATCTCTAAGACTAGTTGATCAGAAATGTTTTTATCCATAGGTTGACTATCATAATACGCTATTTTTTGATCAGAAGCAAGTTTCTTCAACTGTCCTTCGTCCATATCCTCTAGCATTTTACAATTAAGACCGACATAAGGTTCGCCAAACACTGCACCTTCCCGCTCGTCACAGATAAGAATCGACTCAACGTCAGCAGTTTGTTGCGGTCTAGCACGCCACCAACCTGAACCAGCATGCCAGTAACCTGCCATCAAGATACCCCAATGTTTGTCAAAAGTTTCTACCATCGCTTGTTCTGTTAGTCGGACTTGTTTCTTCGCCTTGGAACCATACTGCTTGATTTCCCAGGTAACATCCGCAGTCATATTATTAAACCACTTTTCAGTTTCACCTTGGATAAGTCCAGCAAAGTTAAACACTTTTTGTTTTTCTGCCTTAAACAATCCAGACTTCTTGGGCAGTCTTCTTACTGAGTATGGCGGGGGATACCAAGCAAAAACTTTATCCTTATTCCAGGTAGGAAATAACTTCTTGTAGTCTCCACCTAAATGCGCTGGTAAGATAATAGTCGTATCCTCTTCAGATATTCTGCTGATTGCGTCACGAAACGCAGTCTTCCATTCTGCTTTCAAAGTTTTTTCTTTAACCACGTTATTTACATAGTAATCGTTGGTGATCGAATCTAAAACTTTATCAACATCTTTTTTCCATGTGCTAATATTTTTCGGCGACTGCCAATCTTCGATAGCAAAGATAGCATCAGGTCTCTGAGCGATAGTCCAGAGTGCACTGTAGATGTATGAATTAAATGGTGAGATATGCATTAGAAACACAATCACCTTATCATAGGAAGAAAGGTTTTCGCCAATGGTCACAGGTTTTTGTATGACGGTATGTCCAAGCGCTTCTAAGTTTTCAACCAAACTGACGTGAGCAAAGCAAACGCCTAGTTCAGAAGTCTTGTGAAAGTCGCGCGCAACAGCACCGCGAGTAAAACCCGTCACCAAAATTTTCATACTATATCCTCAAGAGTTTTAGTTGGGGTGATAAACTTAGATAGAAACGGCACCTCAGAGCGTTCAAGGTCTCCTAGGCGGCGATCGCCTACTACCACTTCAAATTGCTTACCATATTTTTTAGTGTAGGTGTCAACGTACTCACGGACCGTATAAGAGTTGCCTGAACCCAAAGGTTCGTAGTCTGTCATTGCTCCCGGTTCTTGCACTGCACGAACCAAAGCATCGGCGATATCTTCTACATGAACGTAGTCGCGAACACAGGTGCCGTCCTTTGTATTATAGTCATCACCAAAAATTGTAAATGTACCAGTTTCTTTTGCCTTTTCGATTGCTAATGGTAGACCTTCTGGGTTAGTTGGATTGCCTCCGCCAACGTTATAGAAACGAAAGATCGTATACTCTTTGCAAACGTCTTTGATAATTTCTTCGCACATAACCTTAGACTTACCATACGGAGAATCGGCATCGAACGCTGCACCTGTAGAGGCGAATATCATTTTAGCATTAGGAAACGTTTTAAGTATGTTAATGGTTCCAGAAACATTTGTGTCATAATACTTGAGCGGATCTCGAACACTCTCACCTACGCGAACTAAAGCGCCGAGGTGAACTACTATATCAACGTCGTTTTTGACGCGATATTTGTTCGGATTTCTAATATCCCAAACGCCTATATCAGTTTTTCTAAAGCGTATGTCTTGCATTTTACTTGCAAGAACTTTTCCGATATAACCTTCCGCTCCAGTAATTAAGACCATAGTGATACCTTTTTCTTAGTTGCTTTCGGATGATATTTGTTAAGCATTGCCTCGCCCTCATGCTTAACAATGTAATCATACCACTCTTGCTGGTCCCACATATTTGCACTAACACCGTTCCATAGTGGGCGCCAATCGGGATGTTTTTTATTCAACTTCCTATCGTCTACAAACTGACGACGAAGCGATTCATATTCCCAACTACCTAATTCTAGCATTTTTTCTCGGAAATAGCAAACGAGGGAAATGCGTTCCATATCTTCTAAAGTTTTCCCAGCGGGAGGAACCAGTTCTGTGTTGCCGTGAATGCCTTCATGGTTATTAATCAGCAACAGATCTCCAGGTCGAATATTGATCGCGACTCTATACTCGGGCAGAACTAGGTATCCTCCCTCCCACTCTTTATCTTTCGCAATCACCGACAGATTGGAGAACCCTGCGTGCAAATCACCGGCATCACGGTGAGCAGAGGTGCGAAAGTTTTTGTTCACCGTTATCGTGGTGAACGGGGTATCCCCGCCAGCGACTCTGAATCTGGGGTCGAGTTTCGCTGCTGCTTCATTCTGAACACCAAACCGTTCGGGCAAGAGTCGCTGAAACTCACTCGAGAGTTTGCGCATGAACGGATAACACTTCTCGTAAGTCTCACGATGGTGTTCAGTATATGAAGTAGCGCGACCCCATGGGATGCGCGGATACCGATCGAAGAACCCAGCGATACCAGATAAAACCTGATTCGCATAGGTTGTGTTGGATACATAATTCTCAAATAAATGTTTTGCTGCTTTAGTTCGTTCGTTCGTAGGCAATTGCAATATTTCTGGCAACTTTACCTCGAAGAAGGTCTCATAATCATAACCTTCCTGTTCTATCTTGGTTTTAATCCAAACGATGCCTCTTGCTTCTTCCGGATCGATTTTATTTCTGTGTTTCTCTCTTATCTGTTCAATAGGATCAACGTCGGAAAATAATTTAGGAGTATTGTTCTTAATAAGAAACTCCATAATCTCAACTTGCTCAGGAGTGCACCAGTTTCTTCCACCCTGCCTTTCGCCTTTTGGTCCAGCAGCAAGTCCACGGTTCTGAGTAGGTTGTGCTGCGTTGACCAATCCTTCATAGGCAGACGCCTGTTCTTCTGCAGTAAAACGATTTTTTCTAAACTTAAAGATACAAGTTTGCTCGGTAGGACCAGAGGAAATGAGGTTATTAGACGGCGCATAAAAATCCATGTCTTCCTCTACAAGAAGATCGTAGTCTGAATCTTCCATGTAGGTTCCGAGTTTGTGTTCGCAATTGTATTTTTTATCTGCTACGATTACTTTCGTCATGTGCTACTCTTTTTCTCAAATCAGATGTAGAGAATCTATGATCTCTTTTATTAAAGTATATCTCAATTTCTCGGGAAGCGCAAGTAGCGCGACCAGTAAAAGTTTTATCTTTATATTCGTCGCCGATAATCCTCACGTCAATGTTGACCATCTGCAGAATATCTTCCAAATCTCTTTCCGTTTGGTAAGGAATAATTTCGTCCACGTATTTAACAACCGAGAGTTGCGTATACCTTTCGACAAGAGACTGAACTGGTGCGTTTTTTTCTGGTCGATCTATAGAAGGATCGACCTGTAACCCACAGATCAAATAATCGCATTGTTCTTTTGCTTCTCTTAGCATAGTCACATGACCAGCGTGTAGAAGGTCAAAGGTACTTGCTGTAAACCCTACGATACGTGCCATATTTCTTGATCCTCAATAGCGTGCTGAGCACACTGTACATAATCTCTATCTTCTTCGCTAAGTACTGACCAGAACTTGCTTATCTCTAGCGTAAGGTCATATGCTTTACCAGGATATTCTAAATGGTGATTCGTCTCCATCCATTCCTGTAGAGTATCTAGTCTTAGATTAATCTTATCTCTTAACGTTTTCATCAATGCCATCTATAAAATTTATGCTGGCCAATTCTGCCAAGGGGTACCATGCCTCTGTCATTAATCCAATTAGGTTCTACATATGTAGCATGATAGTGAGTAGCGCCTTCAGAGATGCCTCTCCACCCACCGTTGAGTGCTAGGTCAGCGACAATCTGAGCATCTTCCCAAGCACCTTCTTCTAATGGTTCGTCGCTCAGACCATCACAGTACCAAGAGAAGTGACACATACCACGAACAGGAACAACGTTGCCTTTCCAGTTCACTCGTGTCTTTGCTTGATGTACGACACCGCATATGGTGTCAGGAAAATGCTGAGAGTCTACGCGATTAAGAACAACATCTGCAACACTAATACGCCCAGCAAGATTATCGCTACGAGACTCGTGGTAGACATTAAGCGACAAACAAAGTCGTTCGCTTTCCTTGACGCCATCAGTTCCGCTTCGATCTGCTTCTGGTAGTTCAGTAGATTCTGGTTCGGTGATTGGTGCTTTCGGTATTTCCGTCTGCGGTTCACGTGGTATTTGTACATCTTGTTCTTGATCGTCATATGTTACCCCAAACAATAATGATACGAAAGTAAAAAACGATATGATGCAAAATAAAATTTTGTTTCTAGACATCAAAATACCCGTATTTTGTTAAGTCCTTCCCTAGAAACTCGCTCGCCAGTGTTGCTTCGATCAAAGACTGGCGTGTCATCAACAAATTCATTTTCTTCCTGTTTGACATCGTATAGTTTCATCTTAGATCTATCTATACCAATAGCGAATCTTTTTAATTTATTGGGATCATTATATCTATTTTTTAACTGTTTTACAAGCATTTTCCCTTCGGACTCTAACTCTTCGTTAGATATAAGGGCAAACATTAAGTCGGCAGTAGCGGGTAAACCAAAAGATTCTGAAGTATCTTCTAGTCCAGGATCTGAGTTACTATAACCTGTTCTTGTAGTTTGCGTTGCTGAAACTATAGGAACACCAAACTCTACTGCTAGTCCGCGTATCTCTTCAGCGATTGCTTTAATATACGAGTAAGAATTAATTGCACCGCCCATACCTTTCATACGAGAAGACGAACAAATATTCAGATAATCAATAAAGATAATCTCAGGACGAAACGACTTCTTCAATTTAAGTTCGTTCAAGAGGGCACGAAAGTGTGAAGTATGTGCTTGTCCCGTAGGATATTCTTTAACGATTAATCTACCATTAGTTTTAGCAGCAAGAGCAGCAACCTTATCAGAGAAGGATTGCTTACTAATCCTTTCTAAAGAATCGATAGTCGTATTCATAAGGTTAGCATCGATGCGTTCTGCTATGCGCTCCTCCGCCATCTCTAAGGTTATGTAAAGCACGTTGTGCCCAAGGGAAAGGCAACTAGCAGCATGGTGACACATAAACAAACTCTTACCGACTCCCGTTCCCGCGAGAGCAATGTTAAGAGTTTTGTTGGGCAAACCACCTTTCGTTATCTCATTAAAAAACTCAAGATCAAATGGTAATCGTTCTTCTTGTTCATGATAAAAGTCATAACGTTCGTCAGCGTTAAGAAAGTAATCATGCCCAACGTTTGCATCAAAGCATACTGCTAGTGCCTTTTGGAGCAAATCGGGAATAGCGTTCTTAGTCAAATTCTGATGTGTGCCATTAATGATGTTAATTGCTTCTAGAACACCATTATGAACAGCACGATCCTGACACCATTTCTCAGTAGTGTCGAGTAACCAAGTTTCGTCTTCTTCTTTAGCAGTAAAAATATCGGGCAATATATCTACCGCATGCGTTCTCATTTCTGCATTGATATTAAGTTCGTCTAACTCAATTTTAAATGCTTCGTGAGTGGGAAGTTTGTTATACTTAGAAACATATGCGACAACTTGAGAAAACAACTCACGATAAACGCCTTCGAAGTAATCTTTCTTTACGAAAGGCAAAACCTTTCGCATGTATTTCTCGTCAGTTAATAAATTTCTAAGTATAGTTTTTTCGAGTTCAATCATCTTTTGAGTCAGATTTAATTAAGGAATCATTAGCAGCAGCGTTTGTTAAGATATCTTCCAATATTTCTGCGGCATAATCTTGTAGTTCAATATTGTCTTCATCAGCACTACTATCAGGTGATGATACTACAAAAAAATCAAAATGTAAATACTCTTCCACGAATTTAAGTTTACCAAACCTAATTACTGTTTCCGGAAAAATACCTTTTAGGATTCTAACATCCCAAGACATTTCATTTTCAGAATTAGAAGGAGTTAGTTCATAATGTATACCCTCACAAACTTTTTCTAAATTCATACTTCTTGTTCCAAATCTAGTTCAGCGGGAGTCTGAAAACCAATCTGATACATCCTAGAAACAAATTCAGAGAACTGCGGGTCTTCTAAAATATCTTTCCAGAAATCACTATCCAGTTCACTGAGGCGATGCTTTTTATCTTCACGCGGTTTTTGATACCAACCGTTAGATGGTTTGATAACCCAACCACCTGCCATTGCAATGTCAAGCAGACCAGACATTTCATCAATGCCGCCATCCCAAGATACACTGATGGGAATCTTGCTTTTCTCTTTCACGTATCGAGACTTGTCAACGTTAATGATAAAATCATAACCAGTTATCTCAGTGCCTGTTTTATTCTGACGCCGACCGATAATCCAGATATTATCTGCAGAGTAGTAGATACCTGTACCACCACCAACGATGTCTTTCGGAAACAAACCAATCTCTTTGTAGGTGTGATTAACGGCGAGGAGCGGAATGTCCTTCATCGTTAAATAGGGTGTGGTCATACGAAACAAACCTTTCAGTGCCTTTGCTCGTGACATATCGGCGACAGACTTCTCATCTAGAGCATCTTCGAGTTCTTTCTTAGATGCGAGGTTTCCAATCGAATCGATGACCACAATTACTTTCTCATCCTTAGTGATATTTTCTAACTGAGAAATGAGATCAAACTTCAGTTCTTCGACATTTGTAATAGGAACATGCAACACTCTGTCGAGAGGAATGTCGAACGTTTCGAAATAAGATTGTGGCGAACCAAACTCAGAATCATAGAACATCATGATCGCCTCTGGGTCTGCCTTCAAGTAGGCAGAAGCAATCTTCAGAGCAAACGAAGTTTTGAAATGCTTAGATGGTCCAGCAAGAACAGTGAGACCTGATACAACACCACCGTTAAGATCACCGCTGAGAGCAACATTAAGCATCGGAACATCGGTGGGTATTGGTTTTTTAGTGGCAAAAAATTCAGACTTAGACAATACTTCGGTATGCTTAAGCTTACTGTTCTTCTGTAGTTTAGACATTAATGACATATATTAATCCTTAAGATTTTTATAGTTGATACATTCATCTAGTAGTGTTAATTTTTCAGTTGCTCCAACAAATGCTTTGATATCTTTATTATCATACTCGCCTTTAAACGACTTAGCTTTCTTATAACTGATAGTATTATCATTAGCAAGTTGTTTAATAAATGAAGGTAAAGAATCAATTGCCTTTGCTTCTAAATTATCTTCTACAGAATTCCTAATAATATTATAATTCACTAATTCATAATCAGAAATATAATCATAAAGTTGATTAAAGAATGTTTGTTTAACTGCTTTATATGCACAAATAGATAGTTTTATAATAGAAGCATCTAAAGGAGAAACGCCTTTCATTCTTTTCAAGAACATGTTAGAATTGCTGTTCATAATTCCAATGTGCGCTTGATAAACTCCTTCTGCTGCTCCAACGATTAAAGTATCTTGATTTAATACCTCATCAATATTTTCAGAATCACAAAGGTCTGGAGCATATGCGAATCTAGAATTTAATGTTTTTTCATGAATAGCATTCATAATTCTAGACATAGTTTCAGGAGTCACAACTGTTTTTAATAGTATTCCGCCCACTGTTTTCGATTCAATTTTTTTAAGAGCGTCAATAAGAACAGCATCGTCTTGCGTATCATTAACGTTTAAATTAAATTCGGCGCAAACGATTGATAGTTGTGGTTCTGATTGAGTCAACCTATCAATATCATCATAGACATCAACAATGTTAAGAGGATGGTTAAAAATTGCTCTCTGAGCTTTAACCATGGCAGAATCTTCTCTACCAAAAATTGCTATTTTTAATTTACCCGAATTAGGTCTTTTTTCTTCTTCTTTAGATTCAGAAGAAGGTTCATTTTCTGGTGGAACGATTTCAACATCCATTTGGATGTCATTTTCTTCATCAATTATTTCAATCGTTGAATTTCCTTCATCATTTATACCGCGTGTTTTTGAAACCATATGTGTTAACTCCTGTATATAAATTCAATTGCACTATTTGCTTCTAGTTCCCAAGGTCTGTTTTCATACCAGTTACCTGTTTCCGCATCTAGTTGTTTGCATAGCATTGCTATTTCTTTTGGTGTGATTGGATAATTTGCCTTAACTGCGTTTCCCGCTAGAGCAACCATAATCTGATACATTTTGTGATACCAACCAGTACCATTGATTGCCATATATTCCTGTGCTAATTTCTTAGGGAAGAACGGACAATCTCTATATGATGACCAGGTTATATCTGTGTTCTCTGCTTGTTGTTTCCTATACTCTATCAGTTGTTCTCTCATAGCGACAGGCAGTTTATCTAGAAATGAATTATTAGAAGTTCTCTGAAACTGCCAGGAGTCCATCATTTTTATGGGGTCGATTGTTTCGCCTTCGTTAGTAAAAAAAAAATTATACGCGTTTGGATATATCGCTGGAACATAATACATTCTATATAAATCTTTAGTTTGCTTGTCGCCTATCTCACCTGTTTCTTTGTTAATAGCAAACCAAAAATGCTGTATATCATGACCAAGAATTTTTTCTGTTAAAGGAAACACGATTCTAAACTTAGGACGCTCTTCAGTGCTACTTGCAGTTGAATAGCAAACATATCTATACTTACCACAATATTTATCAACTGTATTTTTTACTGTGTCATCAACACGTAAATCGTCAACATCAAGAGCACACCAAGCGCCCCAACACATAACGTTCCTATTACTACGCGTACTGTTTTCGATATACACAGCAGGACTAATAAGAGGAGAAGAATTAATTCCACCTTTATTACCACCTTTTTCTGAAAGCGATTCTAATAGAGAAACAAAAGAGGACCAGGATTTTAATTCTTGTCTTCTGTGCGTTTTATTATCAAAAGCGTTTTTAAAAATAGTTAAATTAAACATTACTTAAAAAATGCGGATAAGGATGCTCTTTCTTCTGGTTCCCAACCTATTGCTGAAAGTATAGGACGAAGAGGTTCCAGAAATGATTTATCATACATAGTATTATAATCTATTTTTTCATGTAAAGCAAATTCTCTGGGAAGAACAGAAGAAAATGCAATAACATTTTCCCTAATATTGTTTGGAGTTTTTAGATACAAATATTTTACCTTTTCTCCGTCTTTTATTAGTTCATATTTCCTTTCTAATTTATTTTGTTTAACATGATGATTATACAACAGAGAACCACGAACATGAATTGGCGTTCCTTTAGAGTAGATTAACTTACGATCGCTCCATTTAGTTATGTCTTTTGCGCCACGAGGAAACGCTACATCTTCAGGATCTAACTTTTTGAAATCAGATTTAAATTCCTTAATATATCTTTGCGTTTCAAGTTCAGTACTGTTCAGGATGACAGAAAAAATTTCTTTGAACTTATCTCTTACAACTTGAGGAGTTGATGACTTAACTGCCTCAATCCCCATGATTTTAAGTTTAGGTTTGTCA